TTGATTCTTGGCGGCGGAGGCACAGGAGCATCAGCTTCTGTAACCATTGAAACCACCGACCTTCCCAACATTGTCAATCAAAATGTTGCTGGCTATGCCGTTGCCACCAACGGACAAATTGATTTCATTGAAATCATTGACGGGGGGACTGGATATCTGCAAGCCACAACATCTGTGTCCATCAACGGTGATGGTAGTGGTGCAGCCGCAGACTTGACTGTTGTGGATGGTGAAATCACAGGTGTATCCATCACAGACCGTGGCACAGGATACACATTCGCAGAATTGACCATCAATGGTGAGGGTGCAGATGCTGAACTTCGTGCAGTGATTTCTCCACAAGGCGGACATGGTTCCAACATCCCACAAGAATTGTTTGCCACAACTCTGGGTATTTCTGTTGCCATTGAAGATTTCCAAGAGGATTTCTTCTTGGAAAATGATTTCCGTCAATACGGCATCATCAAGAACATCAAAACATTTGACAATGAAACATTGTTCTCTGCCAACACAGGTAATGGTTGTTTCGTAATGACGGTGCCAGATGGCACCAAGTACAACCTTGATGACACTGTGACCACAGATAGTAATGGAAAATACATTGTGGCATATGTGAATGATACAACTGTTTATCTGCTCCCTGTGATAAATAATATCAACAGTGAATCAGTTTTGGAAAATGTCACAACAGGTGAATCTGGATTAATCATCACCTCACTGGTTGAGCCTGAAATCTCTCAACGTACCGGCGAAGTTATCTACTTCAACAACATCGCACCTTTGGTTCGTCAGGCTGAACAAACAGAAACATTCAAATTGTATATCAACTTCTAATAACACATGGCCAAGCTTAATCTCAACACCTATCCATACTATGATGATTTTGATTTGGACAAGAACTTTCATAAGGTTCTGTTCAAACCCGGTTATGCTGTTCAAGCCCGTGAACTCACACAACTACAGACCATTCTCCAAGACCAAGTAAAACGTTTTGGTGACAACATCTTCAAAGAAGGTTCTGTGATTTCTGGATGTCCAGAATCTACTAATTTTGGTGTGGATGTTGTGAAGATTCTGGATACTGACACAGCAGGTCAAGAAATCACAGATGCTGGTTTGTTGGCACTGGAAGGTAAGACACTAGTAGGTGCCAATGATAATGTAAAGGCTGTTGTCAAGAAGGTTGCCACAGGAAATGAAACAACCACATTCAAAGCTCTGTTTCTACAATACATCTCACAAGGTGATAGTGGCGCTACAGAAACATTTGCAGCAGATGAAGTTCTTACACAAGAAGATGATGAAAACATCACAGTAACTATTGCAGACGTTTCACAAACTCCCATCACCAAAGGTTCTTTGTTCTCTGTGGGTGATGGTGTGGTGTATGCCAATGGCTACTTCATTCGTCACTACACACAAACCATTGTGTTGGAAAAGTACAGTGAAACACCTAGCAAGAAGGTAGGATTCTTGGTGAATGAAGAAATCGTCACATCAGATGATGATGAAACATTGTTAGATCCTGCGCAAGGTGCATTCAACTACACAGCTCCTGGTGCGGACAGATTTAAACTGTCCACAGAACTAGTATCCTATCCCATCAATGAAACTGTAGAAGGTTTCTTCATTCTGTATGAAGTGAACGCCGGCGCCATCAGCCGCCGTTATGACCGCACACAATATGCAGAACTGAACAAGACTTTGGCACGTAGAACCTATGATGAATCAGGTGACTATGTGGTACGTCCATTCAACTATCATATTCGTGAACATCTTGTGGATGATGATACAGATGGCGTATACACCGCTGGACAAGGTGGTGACAACGGCAAGTTGGCATTAGGCGTGGAACCAGGCAAGGCTTATGTTCGTGGATTTGAGTATGAATTGTTTGCTACCAAGTATCTGGATGTTGTGAAGCCCACCGATACCAGAGAAAGAACTGCCATCAAGTTGTCCACCGCCTATGGCAACTATTTGATTGTTGATGAAATGTGTGGTAGCCTCCCAGCTAACGGTGCTGTGGTGTCACTACGTGGTGCAGCAGCAGGTGCTGTCACAGCGGGCACTTACTCATCAACATCTGCTCCCGGCTCAGAAATTGGTACTGCACGAGTAGCCACAGTTGAATACATTTCTGGCACACCTGGTGCAGCTGCTGCCAGATACAGAGTGTATTTGTATGACATTGACATGACTGGGGGTAGTGTTGCTGATGTTGCTGGATTGTATTATGATAATGCATCCAAAGACTTCCATGCAGACGTGGCTGTTACACCAGCAGAATTGAAAGAATCTACATTCTCACCTTACATCATTCCCACCACCTACAACTATGTCAAGACATTACAACCAACCACACTTGACAATTCATTCACATACAGAAAACATTTCACCTCAGTTGCTGTAGCTGCTAACGGTTCAGCTTCCATCAGCGTATCTGGTGATGAAACATTTGCCTTCACCTCTGCCACCGACGCCACTATATTGGCTGAATTCATCGTGATTGCAGAAACCACTGTCAGCACAGGTAGCACCATCTACACAGCCGGTCAAGTCATCAACATGACTGGTGGTAACATGACCGTGACACCTGGTACCAACACCATCAACTTCAATATCTACACACCAGGAAGTTTGACAGGTTCTCCCACGGTGTCCGTGTTGGCTTCAGTGTCACGCTCAGATGTTACACCTAGAACAAAAACTTTGAACACTAACAGATATGTTAGAATTCAAACCACTAAAAAGTTGGGATTCATCAGTGGCAGCACCTATCTGGTAGGAACTGCCAGCTCATCATCAGCTAATATCACGTTCGCTTATAATGCTTCTGTGGACATCACATCTGAAGATTGTCCAGCAGGAAGCAAAATTTATACTTCTGCTAATGCATTGTTAGGTACAGTTTCTTCAGTCACAGCGAAGAATGATGGCACATCCACAGGTCCCATCATTGTATTGACTGGTAATTCAGCCGCCACCATCACCACGACAGGTAGCACACCTCTACGTGTGGTGCATCCAAACTGGGATGTGGTTGCCAAGAAGTTCACAACTTCTGCTTCATTAGGATTGTATGACATCTATGCCTTGGATTATATCAAGGCAGGTGGCGTGGAAACCAGTTGGGCCACTATCAATAGTTCAGGTGATGACCTTACAGCACAATTCAAAATTAAAAACGGTCAAACTGATAGTCAGTACAATTTGGGAGCTGTAGACGGAAGCTTCCTTGAAGAACGCCGTTATGTGATTCGTGTGGACCACTTCACACACAATGCAGGTGCCTTCTTCAATGTGAATAGTTATCCACTACCTGCTCAAGGTAGCAGCCCAACATCCACACAGATTGATTGGCACAAGATGCCAGTGTACATGGCTAGCAACGGTAAAAAATATGAGTTGAGAGATAGTTTGGATTTCCGTGTGACTGTGGCTAACGTGGCAACATCCACAACCACACTCACATCATCAAACATCAATCCCATCGGTTACACTGCATCCACCAAGTCTTTCTCAGGTTTCACTCCACATTACATTCCACACCCACAAGAAGAATTCACCACAGATATTGAGTGGAACCTTCCACGTGTGGATCGTGTGATTCTGGATGCTGATGGTAACTTCACAGTGATTGAAGGGCAGGCATCAGAAAATCCGCTTACACCCAGACTACCATCCAACTGCATGGATTTAGGAATTCTAGAACTTCCTCCTTTCCCTGCACTGTCTCCTAAAGCAGCCAAGTTGGCAGGACGTCCTGCCAATGCTTCCAGCTTCAGCAAAGCAGATTTGCAACGTCGCTACACCATGGCAGACATTGGTGTGATTGAAAAACGTTTGAACAGCTTGGAAGAATTCACCAAGTTGTCTTTCTTGGAACAAAAGACCATCAACACCTTGATATATAATGATACAGGTGAAGAAAGATTCAAGAATGGTGTATTGGTGGATTCTTTTGATAGGGCAGACAAAATCAACCTAGTAAATGAAACTAATAATTGTTTGATTTATCAAGGCGCACTATCCCCACGTTTAGATACAGACCCAATTGATTTGGAAGTGTCTAGCACCAGCAGTATCGTGTTGGCACCTACAGATGCCAAGATTATAGTTCGTCAAACTGTCGGCGCCACCAACTTCGGTATAGGTGAAACTGTATCACAAGCCACATCAGGTGCCACTGGTGAAGTGGAACATCGTGTGGAAATTGCTCGAGGTGGCAACTACAAGTGGGTAAGATTATACTTGGTGAATTGCTCAGGCACATTTGTTGCCAACACAGCATACACCATCACCGGTACCACCACAAGCACAACAGGTCTCATCACCTACACTGGCATCACAGCTGCCATCTTGGCAGAAGATTTCCGTCCAGACCTGGTGAGCTATCCATCTGATGGTGAAATTGCCACTCTGCCTTATGAACACGTGGTGTTCTCAGAAAATCCATATGCCTCAGAATCAGTGTCAGTTACAAACAACGTGGTGTATGGTTATGAAGGTAGCATCGGCCTGATTCCAGCAGAAGATGTCTGGTATGAACACAGAACACAACCACAAGTCATCAATCATTACAATACTGAAGTCATCTACAAGGAAGTGGAAGTGCAGAAGGAAGTGGTTCGTGAGGTGGAAAAAGTTGTGGAAGTACACATCCCTATGCCACAAATTGAAGAATTCAAGCCTATCTTGCCTCCTCCTCCTGAGAAGAAAGAAAAACCAATTGTTCCTATGTTCATTGAACAAGAATGGAATTTGAAACCAATTAAAATCATGGCAGTGGGCGGCGTGCTAGGACCACCAGCCATCATTGAAGTTACACCAACGGTTCTTATTGAAGGACAACCTCCGGTGCTTCCAGATGATTCACCTGCACCACCAGAAGAAGTACCACCTTCATACACAGGTGGGGGCGGCGGCGGTGGCTCAGCTAACCCAGTGGTGTACGGCGGCGGCGGTATGAGCTGGAAGGGTGGAGAAATTGAAGCCATCTCCACCTTCGCCTTCCAAGATGTTAACGCAATCTAACAGTTAAATAACCATGACAACACCTCCAATTATACAACAGCCTACTGACGAACCATTACCATATATGCGTAGTGCGTCCGTCAACTTCAATGCCAAAGGATTGAAGCCAAACACTCGCGTATATCCTTTCTTTGACGGGCAACTGGTAACAGACCACTGTAGAACTGTTGCTCAAACTTCGTTTGGTGGTAGTTTAGTTACTGATACCAACGGTGAACTCACTGGTGTATTTCGTATTCCTGCAGAAACATTCAAGACAGGAACACGCGTGTTCACACTCATCAATCATCCTTCTGACCCAAATGCTCAGACAGATTGTGTAGCCATCACCACGTATAATTCTTTTGGTGCTATCACCTACGATACTGCCAAGATTGCATCTACCAGAGCACCTAACATCACATTTGCTCGTTCCACTTCACCAAGAGAATTATCTGTGGAACGTACCGTTACTGTGAATCCATCTACTACAACCTTCAAAGATCCTGTGGCACAAACTTTCTTTGTGTCTGGATTAGATAACGGTATTTTTGTTACTAAGGTGGATGTGTATTTCAAAACACGACCCTCATCAGCAACAGTGCCCATCACATTACAAATTCGTACCACCACAAATGGAAATCCAGGCACAGAAATTCTACCTTTCAGCACAGTAACTTTATATCCAAAAGATGTAAATGTGTCCGCTGATGCAGAAGCTCCCACACAGTTCACATTTGAATCACCTGTGTATTTGAAGAACAATGAAGAATATGCCATTGTACTTCTTCCTGCAGGCGGTCGTGAAGGATATGAAGTGTGGACAGCCGTGTTGGGTCAAAACAAAATTGGTACTGAAGAAAAGATTGACAAACAACCTTCAGCCGGTCGTTTCTACATTTCCAGCAACAGCGTAAGCTGGACTGTCTCTGAAACCAGCGACATGAAGTTCACATTGTATCGTGCCAATTTCAATGTGTCTAGCGGTACATTGTATTTGAAGAACAAGAAGATTGATTATCTTGGTATTAGCGCCAACTCAGTAGATATTTTGGTGGGTGACACATTAACAGGTGGAACCAGTGGTGCCATTGGTACTGTGTTGAACTATGACCGATACAATGCTGTAGCACATACAGAAATAGTTTCTGGTACATTCTCTGATGGAGAAACTGTGTCCATCAAGAGAACACCAACTGCTTCCAGTGCGGGTACTGCCATCATTTCATTGGAACCTTATGAAGATGGCGTAGAAGGCAAGTTGATTCATCAAATGGCACCTGCCATCTCTTATGTGGAATACAATGATTCATCATTATCATTTGAACATAAAATTTACAATTCTGTTGAAGTGGAACCTGCCGCCTATACTTCTATGAAGAAGGAAGGCATCTTCACATTGGGCGAAGAAAAGACCGTGTACTCACACAGCTATGAAACATTGGCTGGCGGCTTGAACATCACAAATGATGCTTTAGGTTCTGTGATGGTGAAAGTGAATTTTGCCACCAGCAACACCAACATTTCACCCATCGTGGACATCACCAAGTCACAAATCATTGGTTATGAACACATGATTCGAAGTGTTCGTAGAACATTGTCAGGGACATCCACCTTTAGCACAGGCAGCACCACCGTGACAGGTAAGACCACAGGTGATGAAACAGCATTCATCAATCAAGTCATTAATGGTTCTGTGTTGCGTAATTCAGAAGGCAAAGTGATTGGTGTGGTACGTGCTGTCACAGCCAGAGATAGCATCACATTGGCCTCCAATGCCGCAGTCACAGGTACCGATGACATCATGACGGTGGATTATGAAGCCACTGATGTACAAGGTAATGCCAAATATCATACACGTTTTGTGTCTCTTCCAACAGGTTCAGATGCGGATGATTTGATGGTATTTTTGGATGCTGAAATTCCATCTGGTACTGACATCACCGTGTACGCTAAACTAGTAGCTCCAGGTGACACCACAGACCCCAAGAATCGTCCTTGGACACAGATGGTGAAGAGCTTGAACAGCAACACTTTGGGTGCCGGAGAACTTGTGTACAAGTTCAATAAAAATGGTCATGATGAAACCACTGCGGTGGGAGGATTGAATAGTTCTGGCGTGTTTGAATACACATCCAATGGTTCTTCATTCACTCAATTCACCGTTTTTGGTGTGAAAATTGTGATGACCAGCGTGGATTCCTATTACATTCCCAAGGTGAACAGCATGCGTGCCTTGGCACTGATGGCATAACATCATGGATGAACTGAAAATTCGTCGAGACAGTAACAGTTCTGCGGTTGTGAATACTGATTTAGAGGGGTTGGCAGCATATAAAGCCAGACGTTTCAGTAAAGACAAAATGAAAGAACTTGAAACTGATATAAATAGTGTAAAACAAGAATTAACAGATATAAAAAATATGCTCCAACTATTAATTGCCAATAGAGGATAACGATGTCCACATTAACCTTAAGAAACGTCAAAGGTACACCACTAACAAATACTGAAGTTGATGATAACTTCAGTAATTTGAACACTGATAAACTGGAGAAAGATGGCAGCAACTCCATGACAGGTAAGTTAACCACTGTCACAAGTAGCGCTTCAACCGCCAGCATCCGTGTTCAACAAGGTAGTGCTGACCCATCATCACCTGTGTCTGGAGACTTCTGGAACAATTCAGGTGATTTCAAATTTTATACCGGGTCAGCCACCCGGGTATTGACTACACTTGATGGTGCACAAACACTTACCAACAAGACATTAGATGCCGCTCTTGTTACCAATGGTTTGTATTTTGAAGGTGCCACAGCAGATAATTTTGAAACATTACTGACTGTAGTAGACCCTACTGCTGACAGAACAGTTACCATTCCAGATGCCACCACCACCATGGTGGGTACTGATGTTTCACAAACATTGACCAACAAGACCATCAATCTTGCCAACAACACTTTGACTGCCACATCAGCTCAAATGTTGGCAGCAGTGTCAGATGAAACTGGTACAGGTTTGTTGGTGTTCAATGGCAGCCCAACCATCACCACACCCACCATCGCACAAGTGAATGCATCAGCAGATTTCACTCTTGATGCAGCTGCCGACATCATTCTTGATGCTGATGGTTCCGACATCATCCTGAAGGATGGTGGTACAGAATTCGGTCGTTTGATTCAATCAGGAGGTCAACTAGTTATTGCCTCCAGCTCAAGCGCCACCACTGCCATCACCATGGCAGGCGCTGATGTTACACTAGCAGGTGATGTCACTGTGAATGGCAATGACATCAAGTCCTCAACTGGCGCCACAGCTATAACATTGAACGCTGCTGATGTGGAAGTGAAGGGTGACCTTACAGTTACAGGTAATGACATTAAGTCCTCAACAGGCGCAGTTGCCATCTCATTGAGCGGTAATGCAGTCACCATCTCAGGTGATTTGACTGTGAATGGCACCACCACAACAGTGAACAGCACCACTGTAGACATTGATGATTTGAACTTGACAGTAGCCAAGGGTAATGCCACAAACGCAGGTGCTGATGGCGCAGGTCTAACTGTGGAAGCCACAACTGCAGGTAACAAGACCTGGGCCTATAACAACGGTACTAATTCTTGGCTCAGCTCAGAACACATCAACATCCCAACAGGCAAGAACTATCTCATCAACGGTTCACAAATTGCTGCTTCCAACTTGAGCAACGGCACCACAGGTTCAGGCAGCGTGGTGCTAGCATCTAGCCCATCTCTAACAACTCCTGCCTTGGGTACACCAAGTTCAGGTAACTTGGCAAATTGTACATTCCCAACACTGAACCAAAACACAACTGGTTCTGCTGCCACCTTCACAAGCACCACACAGAATTCTCAATTCAATTCTATTGGTGTTGGAACTGCCGCTTCAACCACTGCGGGTGAAATCAGAGCCACCAATGAAATCACTGCCTACTATTCTGATGCTCGCCTCAAGAACTTCCATGGCACCATTCAAAATGCTTTGGAGAAAGTCACCTCATTGAATGGTTACTACTTCACAGAAAATGAAGTGGCTAAGTCATTGGGTTACACCAATGATGCGATGCAAATCGGTCTAAGTGCACAAGAAGTGCAAGCAGTGCTTCCAGAAGTGATTGCTCCAGCACCAATTGATGAACAGTATCTAACAGTGAAATATGAAAAGATGGTCCCCATGTTGGTAGAAGCCATCAAGGCCTTAAAGTTGGAACTAGATGAAGTAAAGAAGAATTGCAACTGTAATAAATAATTTTGGCCTTCTAGGAGCATACCATGGGTGTAATTCCAAATACTGGTTCGGCAATTGCGATGGGACGTGTGCGTAATGCATATGGTCTCACAGGCGCTGCAAGACTTCGCGCTGACTTGGCCGCAGCAGTAAACGCAAATCTACTAGGAAGCACCAGTCTATCTCTGACTGGTCAGATTCGATTATCCATTGACTTTGGTGGTCGCCAAACACCTAGTACTTACTAAGACTTGACAAAATTGTAGCACATATATAAATTTCTTTATACTATTTTTATGTGGAGTGAGAAACATGACTGAGATTACGTTAGACACATTGATTAGTGCCATCAATGACCACCCATCGGAATACGAAGAACGTTATGTCCGATGGGTTTCCATTGGGTATGACAAAAAGAAGCTGGCAGAGCTTCTGTATGAACTGAAGTATCTAAAGGAAGAAAACACCTGGCCAGAACGTATTGCTTTTCTGGAAGATGTATTGGCGCAACATGATGCACAACATCTATTGAATCTATTGAACAATGACCCGCAGACCACACGGTTTGCCATGATTGAAAAATGGGCTCGTCAAGCCGCCATGGAAATTTTGATTTTCGACAAATACAGTATTGACACATTGAACACTGTGACACAATTTCCATTAGCTGATTATCAACTGTTTGTGAAGCGGGTGTTGGAAATCACAACATTGATTCAAGACATCACCACTCAATCCAGCTCATTGGCAGCAGGAGTGGCAGGTGTATGAAGAACATCTATGATTTAAGTATTTGGAAAACTCGTCCCACCAAACTTGCCATCCTGATTCCCTGCAAGGAATCCATGTACAGCCTGTTCACTTCAGCTCTTGTGGAGTTGGTGAAGACCACCACCATGGCTGGCATTGATGTTCATGTCATCTATGACCAAAGCACCATCTTGTTGGCACAACGTGAACGTCTGGCAAAACAAGCTCTGAAAATCAAGGCAGATTATGCTTTATGGTTGGACTCAGACATGATATTTCCTAGCACCACTGCCATGAGATTGATGGGACATAACGTGGATGTGGTGTGTTCCAATTACATGAAACGGTCTGTGCCTTTGCAAACTGTGGCATATCCTGAACGAGGAAACTGGGACAACTGGTTGCCTTTGGAAGGAGACCAGGAACTACAAGAGGTGGAAGGTGTGGGCATGGGATGTATGATGATGAAAACAGAAATTCTGAAGAACATTGAACCTCCCTTCTTCAACTTTGAATACTATGATGGTGATTGGCATGGAGAAGATTTCTATTTTCAACAGAAACTTCGTAACGCAGGACACAAGATTCTGATTGACATGAATCTGAGCTTTCAAGTGAAACACGTAGGTCAGTGGGCTTTTGGTGCCAACTTAGGTGTGAATGAAGAAAAACGTCTGGATAATGAAGTGAAGAAAATCACAAAACTAAAAAAGGTGAGAAAGAATGCTGAATAATGAAACGTGGTTGGCACATAGTGACCTGTTCACACAATACTGGATTCTGGAAACTAAACATTGGGTTCGTAGTCTGGGGTGGTTCACTGACTTCATTGAGACTGTGAAAGATGCCAAGGGTTGGGCTCAAGCAGGTGATAAAGAACTGACAGCTTTTGATTATGTGGACATCATTGACGCTAAAGGTTCAGAAAGAAAGTTGTATCGGTGTAGCAATGGTATCACATGGGAACACATTTCAGGACCTGTCATCTTCGTGGTTCGAAAAGATGAGGAACAAGTGTTCATCGCTGGATGGGCAGGTGAACGTAAGGTGATTGAAAAGGCCAAAGAAGTCAGCGATGACCCTTGGGAATGGCCAGACAAGATGATTGTTGAAGTGGATCCTGTGGTGGCATTACACACTTTGAAGGTGCGTAGAACTGCCAAGAAGGATGTGGTACCTGTGTTCTTTGCTAGCAACGGAGAAAGCAACGCAGAAGAAAATTGGAATCATCTAGTGAAGATTTGTCCCAGAGCTGTTAGAATTGACGGCATTGACGGCAGAAGAAATATGTTTCACCGGTGTGTGGACCTGGCAGGAAACTCCACACAATTCTTTTTGGTGACTGGTAAAAACTTCATCACAGACACCACGGTGTTTGATTATCCCGTGGAAACCATTTCTGATGCTCACATCATCTTCCATGCCAAGAACATGAGCAACAGATTGCAATATGGTCATATGGGGGTGGTGTGTTACAACAGCAATCTGGTTCTGAACACACCCAAAGACTTTGGATTGGACTTCACACAGTACAGCAAGACCATCACGATTCCCAAGACAGTCAGTGAAGCCATATTTGCCACAACTCCTTATGAGGCTTGGAGAACAGCCTTCCGTGAAGTTGTAAAGCTGACGTTGCAATACACCACAGATTCACATCTTTGGCTGGATCGCTGGTTGGCATTTGCTGAAGGACCGAACGCAGATTGGGTTCTGAAAGGCGCAAAAGATGGGAATGCCTATGCTGAACAACATCGTGATGACAAGGATGCATTGAAAAACACTGTGGATTGGAACTGGCTACAGACATATTTTGAAGAAAATAACGGTTAACCACAGAACAATTATAAATAACTGTAATCACCCTATGACCGAGAATGTCCATGGCTACAGTTAAGAACTTGGTGATTGACCAAGGAACAACATTTTCTTTGACAATCACCGTGGCGGACGCTAACGGTAATGAGATTAATTTAACCGGCTACACACTTCGTGCACAGATGCGGAAAAGTTATGGCGCTACTAGCTATACTGCATTCACAGTAACTTCTCCTACTCCAGCCACAGGTGAATTGATTATTGCTTTAACTGACACACAAACATCAGCATTGAAAGCTGGTCGATATGTATATGATGTGGAAATTGTGGCACCCGCAGGTGAAGGTAGCACAGTTACAAGAGTGTTGGAAGGAATCATCACCGTGACACCTGAGGTAACACGATAATGGCACTGAAGGTCACAACAACAGCTCAAGCTGGTATCAATACAACAGTACGAAAAGTCAATATCCCTTCTGTTAATCTTGAACAATTGAAAAACGTGGATTCAGATGAATTACAAGATGGTTATACTTTGGTTTATGATGCTGCAACAGAAAAATGGGTAACACAAGCAGCAACAACAAATGTCGGTAATATAGACGGTGGAACATTTTAACTAAGTAAATCCATTCAGGAGAAGTATTCATGACAGTAATTCAAATCAAGCGGTCCACTGGTTCTACCGCTCCATCCACAGGAGACTTGGCAGAAGGTGAATTAGCATATGCCGAAGACCGCTCTGGTAGCGGTGCTAATGCCATTCTGTATATCGAGTCAGTGGCATCCGATGGCACCACAGCAGTAATCGACAAAATTGGTGGTAAGTACTACACCAACACTGTTGATGATTTCTTAACACCTGACACCTCAACCGTAGGTGCCAAGGTTACATTGTATGAAGGTAGTAACAATGGTAGTAACTATGTGCAATTGAAGGCACCTAACACATTAGCTTCCAATCTTACTTACACACTGCCTTCTTCAATCACAGCAGACTACTATCTAAAGACGGACGGTTCAGGCAATCTAGAATTTGCCGCCATCCCATCAGGCAGCTTCACTATTGCAGGTGATACTGGTTCAGACGCATTCACCACAGGTCAAACACTGACCTTCACAGGCGGTGAAGGTATTGACACCGCTGCCACAGATAATGTCATCACCATTTCAGCAGAAGATGCCACGGACACCAACAAGGGTGTGGCATCTTTCAATAGCACCAACTTCACAGTAACATCAGGTGCAGTTGCCATCAATTCTGTACAAGGCAGCAAGTTGGATGTTACTGGCGCCACAGCCGTTACATCATTAGCAGACGCTGATGAATTCCTTGTGTATGATGCCTCAGCAACAGCCAATCGCAAGATTACCGCAGAAGATGTAGCGGACTATGTGTACGCCGCTGTGTCAGGTGACATCACCATCACAGAAGCAGGCGTGGCATCTATTGCAGCCAACTCAGTGGCACTGGGCACAGACACCACAGGCAACTATGTCGCTACTGTGGCAGGCACCACCAATCAAATCACCATCACAGGTTCAGGTTCTGAAACTGCTGCTGTCACTGTGGCATTGACCAACGATGTGGCATTGGTGGGTGATTTGACTGTCGGCGGTAACGACATCAAGATGTCAGGTGGCACCACCGCCATCACCTTCTCAGGCTCAGGTGATGTTGCTGTGGCAGGTGACTTGACAGTAACAGGTAATGACATCAAGTCCTCATCAGCCACAGCATTGACACTTTCAGGTGCCAATGTTGAAGTTGCAGGTGACTTGCAAGTAACAGGTAATGACATCAAGTCCTCATCAGGCACCACTGCCATCACATTGAGCGGCGCTGATGTAACTGTGGCAGGTAACTTGACTGTGAATGGTTCTTCAACCATCATCAACAGCACCACATTGTCAGTGGATGATGTGTTGTTGAAGTTGGGAACAGACAACTCAGCCAACTCTGTGGATTTGGGTTTCTATACAGAATACATTGTATCTTCAACAACCAAGTATGCAGGTTTGTTCAAGGATGCATCAGACGCAGACAAATTCAAGTTGTTCGTGGGCCTAGAATCAGAACCTACATCAACTGTGAACACCTCAGGAACTGGCTACACCATCGGTACATTGGTTGCCAATCTATCAGGCGGAACAGTATCATCACTTGCCTCAGCCATCGGCGTGGCAGACGGTGGTACAGGTGCCACAACATTGACAAGCAATGGTGTGTTGTATGGTAACGGTACAAGTGCCATCCAAGCCACTGCAGCTGGTACCAATGGATACTTCTTGTATTCCAACTCAGGCACACCTGCCTGGACCAACGTGATTGATGGTGGAACCTACTAATAAATAATTGAGATTACATCATGGACTCACAGAAGTTTTTAAACAAGTACATCACCGCCTTAGCCGAGCAAGTGAAAACATTGACAATGGAAAAAACCATGTTGGTGACACAACTTGCTCTGGCTCAGGAAGAAATAGAAGAACTGAAAAAACAAGCACCACAACCAGCACCACCTGAACCTAACAACAGTACATGGCAATAGTATTCAAACCTAAAAGAAGTGATACAGCTAGTAGTGTTCCTACTACCAGTGACATTGCTATAGGTGAACTTGCTGTTAATACAGCAGACCAGATTATCTATGTGCGTAATGGTAGTGGTTCAGTCGTGGCAGTTGCCAATTATGCTGATGTTAGCACAGTTGAAGCTTCTATTGCAGCCATCACATTCCCAACAGGGGATTATGAAGATTTTTCAGCATTAGAGGTGGACCCATTTGGACAAACCATCGACAGACAATTTGATTGTTTAACATCACCTACAGGCGGTCTTGCCGTGAAAGATTTAGGTGTGTTGTAAACCGTTTAGGAGAATATAGATGCCAACACAGGTACAGTTTAGAAGAGGTACTACAACACAAAACAACAATTTCACTGGTGCTGCCGGTGAATTGAGTGTTGACACCACATTGAATGTCATCAGAGTGCATGATGGAACTACAGCAGGTGGTCACACACTGCTCAGTGGTTCATCAACTGCCACATTGTCCAATAAAACTTTCAATTTGAGTAGCAACACACTTGCTGGTACTATTGCACAATTCAATACTGCATTGAGTGATGGTGACTTTGCCACACTAGCAGGTGTTGAAACACTAACCAATAAAACACTCACCACACCCACCCATCAGGTACGTTAACCAACTGTACTGGCTTGCCAGTCTCAACAGGTGTTTCTGGATTGGGAACCAGTGTTGCCACAGCATTGGCAGTGAATGTAGGTTCCGCTGGCGCTTTTGTTGTCAACGGCGGTGCTCTTGGTACACCAAGTTCAGGAACATTAACTAATGCAACAGGTCTTCCCATCTCATCAGGTGTATCAGGATTGGGAACCAGTGTTGCCACAGCTCTTGGTACC